AGCCCTATTTTGATAATGTCCTGTTTTTAGGTCTTAATGGTGGGGAGGATGAGCCAGGGCGCATTCCAATGGCGTTTCAAAATGAACTTTCCCAAATTGAGCAATTCCTTTCAATTGATTTTACCCATAAAGACATTCTTTTACACTGTAATCTATCCTCCCCAGGCCTTTTCCACAATGTCCTTTTCCACCATAAACCAGTCAAAACAGCGGTATTCTGCCATGAATCAGCCAAAGACAGGTATGGAAAATACAGAAGAATAAAAAATCATAAATGGAGGATTGAAAAGACCCATGCAGCTCTGTATAATCGGGTACTGTTCTCCAGTCAATATCACAGTGATAAACTGGGTTTTAAAAATGGTCAAGTCCTGGGCTCGTTACCTTCTGTACCCCAACAGTTACTACCTGAACCCTCCAATGAGCCCAGGACTATTTTCTTCGCCTCAGTAACCCCAAAACATTATCAGAGAAGGGATGCGGAAGTAGAGAGAGCAGTCCAGGAATTAACCGGCCACAAAATCCAAAGGAAAAAATTACTCACCTGGAAAGGGTACTATCAATTTCTGGATCGGTCCAGATTCCTTTTGGTAACTGCCAAAGAAGCCAATTATGCCTATGATGTTTTGGATGCTCTGGAAAGAGGTTGTATTCCGATCGCTCCCAGGGCCTATTGCTACCCTGAATTATTACCAGATGAATTACTTTACAATCCGAATGCGAGCCCACAGCAAAAAGCCCAACAAATTATGTGGATTGCTCGAGAAAATGCAGATAAGAAAAAGATCGAACCATTGAACAAAGAAAGTATTGATAATTTTTGGATTAATTTAGTTAAGGTTTTAAAGGGGATGGGCCGATGAGTCTGAGTTTTGTACCTGGGGAAAAGAAAGATCTGGGGCACATTCTCCGCTGCCCAAAATGTATGGGTGGAAAAATAGTCCTGGACAAGGTAGAGGTCTTTGAGACTGAGCTAGAAGATGCCAAGGGGCTCCATGTCCACATCAGAAAAGGGATTGTGGCCACAGGACTGCATACTCCAGAGGATTCCAAAGATCAAAGGAATGGAATTGAGATTGAATTTGATTGCAAAAAATGTAAGGCAAGGTCCTGTCTAGTAATTACAGATCATGATGATAGTACCTATTTTAATATTGTAGAAATTTGATAATGAAAGCAGGACCCTCATGGACCCTCATGGACACCTCCCAATTTCCCATGTATTAGTACAGAATTAATAGGAAAGGTTATGGGACTGTCCGCCAAAAAAGCGGCTGTAGATATGCGAAGATTTGTTGAGTTATTAAATAATAACAATAAGAGGAGAAAAAAATTGGAAATAAACCGGGCCAAATTCTTAACATTGTTGTCTGAAGCCAGTATAGGACTGTCTAAGCAGGAGATCCTGGAGCAGTCGAATTGTTTTGTTTTCACCAATGACCAGATCATCACTTTTAATGATGAGATTTATTCTTCTGTAAAAAGTCCCCTGGATTTTGATGCCATTGTCCCAGCCAAAGACCTTTTAAAGATCATGGCCAAAATTCCAGATGAGTTACTGGATATAAGCCTGGATGGTGGAGAAATCATCATAAAGGCCTCCAGGAGGAAGGCAGGCCTCTCTGTGAGCTCTGAGATACATCTGCCCTTTGAAGCTGTACCAGTGCCCGGGAAATGGTCAAAACTACCCCCTGGATGTCAAGATTATATGATACAAGCCTCCCAGGTTTGTGAATCTGATAATTCACAATATAAAACCACCTGTGTTCATGTCACTCCCGACATGATTCAGGCCTGCGATAACAGCCGATTGTTCCGGGCAGAGTTGAAAGAGACAGGATTCCAGGATGAGATCCTGATACCGGCAGCATCCATCCACCAGATCAAAGACCTCAAATTAAAAGAAGTCTCCCTGGGGGATGGTTGGGTACATTTTAATACCTATTCCGGACAGATTCTGTCTATAAGATGCAGTCATGAGTCTTTTCACCAGGGCCTGGATGAACTGCTTAAAATTGATGGGGATGAATTAAAGCTACCTGGAAATCTGGCTGATATGATAGATCGGGCTGAGGTAATGAATGAAGATAAAACCAGTGAAATGAACATTACAATTAAAGATAATCTTCTGATACTGTCCTCCAGGAAGGATGGAGCATGGTACAAAGAGAAAAAGAAAATCAAATATACAGGCCCACTTCTTAACTTTAATGTTAATCCTAAATTTATGGTAGACGTTTTAAAGAGAAATCATAAAGTTACGGTTGACCTTCACAAAATGAAATTAGAGTCTGAGGGGATCCAGTTTGTGGTCTCCTTATCCATTCCGACCTCCGAAGATTTATATGGGGACGTGCCCTTTTAAATGACTTTTTTTTCAACTACCTCATGGAAACAAACCGCCCCAAAGATAGGCCTACCAAAGTGTGGGCAGTGCGGCCTCTATAAAGTTTGTGAATCCCCCAAAATGGAACCTGGGGGTAGGGGGAAAGTCCCTATACTTTTTGTAGGGGAGGCACCATCTAAGAGAGATGATCGGGAGGGAGTCCACTTTGCCGATGGGAATGGCTGGAACCTTCGAACCATCCTGGAAGAAATAGGGGAGGATTTGGAAAACTGCCATCAGACAAACAGTATCATCTGCAAACCGACTAAAGGACTAATTGAGAATTATCACATTGAAGCCTGCAGACCAAACCTCCTGAAAACAATTAAAGAAATAGAACCCAAAGTAATAATACTTATGGGACACTCCCCTGCTAAAACTCTATTGGCTACTGAGTGGGGAAAGGACATCGGGGAGATTACTAAATGGGTGGGCTGGAATATCCCCAGCGCAAAATACAAAACATGGATTTGTCCCACTTATCCTCCTTCCTGGATTACCAGATCCGGGGATGCTGATACCATGAAACTCTTAATGAGAGGCCATATCCAAAAGGCTTTTGATTTAATTGATGTCCCTTTCGATGCCCCTGATATTACTGAATTAAAAAATAAAATAGAAATAATCACAAATCCCAGATTAGCCCGGTTACGAATGAAAGAACTTGCCGATAAAGAGGGTATGCTTGCTTTTGACTTTGAGACCACAGGACTAAAACCAGATGATGAAAAACAGGAGATTGTATCTGTCTCCTTCTGCCTGGAGGGGGAAGATACTTTTGCCTGTATGGTGGATGATAAGGCCATGCGATCCCTGTCTATGGTCCTCCGGAATCCAAAATTTAAAATGATTGCCAGTAATGCAAAATTTGAGGAGAGGTGGGCTATGGCTAAGCTGGGGCATGGGGTTCCCAATTGGTATTGGGATACTATGATTGTGGCCCATATGCTGGATAATCGAAGCAAAATTACCTCTATTAAATTCCAGACCTATGTCCACCTGGGGATTGGGGATTATGACAGTCACATCCAGCCCTTTTTAAAGTCCCAGGGCTCCTCTCTTTTCAATCGAATCCGGCAGATAGATCCGGAGGAGTTATTGATTTACAATGGACTAGATGCCCTTTTAGAATACATGGTGGCAATTAAGCAAATGGAGATTTTAGATGCGGAATAGTTATGGAAATGGAGCCTTGGTTGAGTTAGGTATGGACGGTTCCGAATTCGTTTGGTTGGAAGTTTACCTTGCCCATATACAGAGGAATGATTCAAGTTCGTGTGCGAGGGAAGCGGACAAGGCTGTGGACCACTTCCAGCAAAAATTCCCATATAATAAAGACCCGAAGGAAACCACACCAGTTGACCCTAAAGGAGAATATACAACTTGCCGTGAATGTGATGGGCATAGACATATTTTGGGGGAGCCATGTAGAATTTGTAAAGGCACAGGACAAGAGAAAATACCATTCTAATGAACCCAACAAAAGAAGCTGTTCAATTACTCCAAGATGGTGCTATAGCACTGGCCCGGGTGGAAGCCAATGGGATCCGTATTGATACGGAGTACCTGGAAAAGACAATCCGCAGAACCAAAAGGAAAATCCAACACCTGGAAAACAGCCTGGAATCCTCCGAGGTAATGGAGAAATGGAAAAAGCGATTCAGGGATAAATTCAAACTGGGCTCCAATGAACAATTGGGGGTGGTGATGTATGAACTTATGGGGTTTGAATGCACCACGTTTACTGCAACCGGGCGATATAAAACGGATGAAAAAACCCTTGGTACTATTGACCATCCTTTTGTCCAGGTTTATATGCGGATTAAAAAGCTGAATAAAAATCTTTCCACCTATTTATTAGGTATTCAGAAAGAAGTGGTAGGCGGATTTATTCACCCTGTTTTCAATCTTCATTTGGTCCAGACCTATAGAAGCTCCTCCAATTCCCCCAACTTTCAAAACATCCCAGTAAGAAATCCAGAATCAGGGAAAATGATCCGGACTGCTTATATCCCAAGGGAAGGCCATCATTTAATCGAAATTGACTATTCGGGGATTGAGGTATCTGTGGCAGCCTGTTATCACAAAGATCCCAACATGATCTCCTACATCAAAGACCCTACCAGAGATATGCATAGGGATATGGCGGCGGAGTGTTATTTATTGCCAGAGGATCAAGTTGACAAAACCGTGAGGTATTGTGGAAAAAATATGTTTGTGTTCCCCCAATTTTACGGGGATTGGTATCTGGAATGTGCTGTGAATTTATGGGAAGCCATTGCCCAATTAGATCTCACTACGGTTGATGGGACTCCCTTAATGGATCATCTCTATGAGGCTGGAATAGAGAGCTTGGGAGCCTGTGATACAAAGGAAAGGGCTATACCTGGGACTTTTGAGCACCACCTCAAAGAAGTAGAGGACCGATTCTGGAATGAGAGGTTCCCAATCTATACCAAATGGAAAAAATCTTGGATGAAACAGTATGAAAAACGGGGGTGGTTAAAATCCAAGACTGGCTTTGTTTGTCGGGGATTTATGAAAAGGAATGAGGTTATTAATTACCCAGTACAGGGATCAGCTTTCCATGTACTGTTGAAAGCTCTGATCCTCCTTCAGAAAGAAATAACAAAAAGGGGAATGAAATCTTTGATAGTGGGGCAGATTCACGACTCCATAGTTGCCGATGTGCCAGCGGCGGAGAAAGATGAGTATTTGGAATTGGTGAATCATATCACCACCGTAGAGATCCCAAAACTTTGGAAATGGATTATTGTTCCTTTGGAAATTGAGGCAGAAGTGACCCCGCTGGATGGATGCTGGGCAGATAAAAAGGAGGTGGTAATATGCACGTAAAACAGGCAGTAAAAAATGTACTAGATGGGATGTACCATAATGATAACAATGGCCAAAAGGCTGGGGAGTTTGTAAGAAGAATAGAATTTGAAGGATTTAAGATCGTCCCAATTTCCGATAAGAAAGCAGAACCCACTTTTGTAACAAATCCAGGAAAAGAGGATTAAATGCACGAACTTCATAAAAAGCACAGACCCAAAAACCTCAATATGGTGATTGGGAATGATAATACAGTGGACATCCTGAAGGGCATGCTGGAGAAAAAGACCCTTCCCCATACAATCATGTTTACAGGCCCCTCAGGCTGTGGCAAAACAACCCTGGCCCGGATACTCAAAAGTGAATTAGATTGCCATGACATGGACTTTAAAGAGCTAAACTGCTCTGATTTCAGAGGCATTGACACCATCAGGGACATTGCTCGGACCATGAGCTTGGCCCCAACCGGCGGAAAGTGCCGGATCTGGCTCCTGGATGAGGTTCACCAGCTTTCTAAGGATGCCCAGAATGCAGCCCTGAAGATGCTGGAGGATACCCCACTCCATGTCTATTTCTTCCTTTGCACCACAGAGTCTAAAAAGCTCCTCAAAACGATCCAAACACGCTGCTCTGAGATGCCAGTACAGGAACTGGATCAAAATTCTATGCTGAAATTAATAACCCGTGTTATCAAACGATCAAAACTGAAGGTGACTGATGAGGCTCAGGAGATGATCCTGGATAGCTGCCAAGGCTCCGCTCGGATGGCTTTGGTCCTCCTGGAAAAGATCTCCCATCTGGATGAGAAAAAGCAGAATGAGTCCATTGCTGAGATGATTGCCCAGGAAACCACCTCTATTGATCTATGCAGAGCTCTCCTACAGAAAGATGATTGGAAAAAAGTAACAAAAATATTAAAAAACTTAACTGTAGAACCGGAGTCTGTCCGGTGGGCTGTTATGGGGTATGCGCGAGCTATTTTGCTTAAAAGACCGGACCCCCAGGCCTTCCTTGTCTTGGCATGTTTCAAAGATAATTTCTACGATTCCAAGGCCAATGGATTAATTGCTGCCTGTTACGATTCGATTTTTGGGAATTAACTATTATTTTTGCCGATAATAGAGGTAGGAGAAAAATCAATATGGATATGAGTGAATTTGACCAGGACACAAAGATAGACCCAAATCAATTGGATGTAGAAGCCTGTCTCCAGGCAGAGCTGTTTTTTAAATGGGCTGAGAAATCCATAGAGGTAAAATATGAAGTAGACAGGCTGAAATCCAAACGGGATATAATGGAGAAGAGGCTGCAGCTCCAGGTCAGATCCCATCCCCATAAATTTGATCTTGATAAAGTTACTGAAGCCGCTGTAATGGCCGCAGTTATTCTCCATGTGGATTTCCAGGAAATCACAGAGGAATGGCTTCAGGCCAGAAGGGATTATGATCTAATCTCCCATGCTGTAACCGCTATGGAGATGCGTAAACGAATGATTGAGGTATTGATTACTCTCCATGGTCAATCCTATTTTGCTGGGCCTTCAGTCCCTCGGGATCTGGTATCAGCCTACAATGAAGTGAACAAAGAAAGAGACCAAAAAACCAAAGTAAGGCAAAGAAACAGAGCCCGAAAAAGAAAGGGCCAAGATGCTTGAAACCATCTGGGATGCCATGCGGGTTGTTTGTCTGAGCGTTTATGGAATATTGGTTATTTATATCGCTGCCAGGGTAGTGACTCGGGCCGTAATCAGAACAATGGAAAACAAAAAGGAGTGTGAAGATGGCCAGAAAAAGCAATAAACGGGGAAGAGTATCCCGGGAACATACACAAAAAAATGCCAAGGAAGGATCAGGCGGCGGGAATAAATGGCTTAATCTTCCAGATGGTGTCACTGAATGGGCTCCAGAGAAACCTGGGACCTATCTGATTGACATTATCCCCTATGAAGTAGCAGACAAAGAGCACCCAGATAATATTGACCCTGGGATGCTGTGGTACAAAAGGCAGTTTGCAATCCACCATAATATTGGGATCCAAAGTGATTCAATCCCTTGTCCTTTAAGTGTGAAAAAGCCATGTCCTATCTGTGAAGAAATGAACCGGCTTAAATCTGAGGATAAGGAAAAACATGAGGATGTTATTAAGGATCTAAGGCCCCAACAATATGTGGCTTTTAACATCCTGGATCCAGAGGACATGGACAAGCATGCAGTATTCTCCATGAGCTTCGGGAAATTTGCCAAAATCCTTGCCCTGGAGCTGCAGGCAGAAGATGAGGCAATGATGGATTTTTACCATGTGGAGAATGGTGGACATACCATTAAAGCCCGTTTTGCCGAGGCTACTTTTGCCGGGAATAAATACATGCAGTGCGGAAAAATTGATTTCCGTAAACGGGCAGACATGGAGGAGGATGATATTATCGAGGGTGGTGTCTGCCTGGATGAGATCCTTAATGTCATGGAATATGACAAACTGAAAGATATGTTTCATCAGATTGATGATGGGGAAGGGGAAAAAGATGGGGGGGAGGAAGAAACTCCCCACCGCTCCAGATCCAAAAAGAAAGCCAGCCGAACTCGAAAGCCAAAGGAAGAAGAACCCGAGGATGAGGAGGAACCGGAGGAGCCTGAAGTTCCTGAGAAAGAGGAGGAGCCTGTAGTCCCAGAATGCCCCCAGTGCAATGAAGAATTTGAGGAGGAAGATGGGGAGGAAGGGGATAATAATTACCTTTTCTGTAGTAAAAAATGTATGCGAAAATACAAGGAAGCAAATACAGAGCCTGAGGAAAAGGAGGAAAAGGAGGAGGAGCCTGAACCCAAAAGCACCAGAAAGAAATCCTCCAAAAAGGCTTCCAAAAAAACCAGCAAGAAATCCTCGGATGGTGATGATCCGGAATGCCCAGAGGGTGGAACCTTCGGGAAAGATTGTGATAAATTCGATCCTGGTTGTGATGAATGTCCCCACTGGGACGCATGTGATGAGGCAAGCAGGGTAAAATGACCAAACCCAGAGCAAGGAAATCAAAAAAGCAAGCGGATGAGATAGAGAAATCTGTCAATGCAGAGCCTGAGGTGATTGATACCACCCCAAGGCGGCGTGATCTCTTATCATCTGGATCCACCCTTTTGAACCTGGCCAGTACGGATAATGCCTTTGGGGCATTTCTAAAGGGAAAATATTATCTTATTGTTGGAGATTCCACATCTGGAAAAACATTTCTTTCAATGACTTGCTTTGCTGAGGCCTGTATCAATCGCCAATTCAAGGATTACCGTCTAATCTATGACAACATAGAGGATGGAATGCTCATGGATGTGGATGAGCTTTTTGGAGAAGAGGTGGCAAAAAGGATTGAACCCCCTGCTATGGAAGAGGGGGAGCCACTGTTCTCCTATACAATTGAGGATTTTTATTACAATATTGATGATGCCGCAAAGAAGGAAAAGCCCTTTCTTTATATCCTGGATTCCATGGATGCCCTTTCCAGTGAGGCCGAGGGGGAGAAGTTTACAAAAAATAAGAAGGAACACAGATTAGGGAAAAAGAAAACTGGCAGTTATGGGGATGGCAAAGCCAAAAAGAATTCTGCAGGGATCAGGACCTTATTAAAAGGACTCCGAGATACTGGATCAATTCTGATTATACTCTCCCAGACAAGGGATGATCTGGGTTTTGGGTACAATGAAAAAAGCAGGAGTGGTGGAAAGGCTCTGAGATTCTATGCCACCCTGGAAATCTGGTCCTCTGTGATTGAGACAATAGAAAAAACTGTAAACGGGATCAAGAGGGCCATAGGCAATAAGGTCCTAATCAAAAATAAAAAGAACCGGATCACTGGGAAGAAAAGGGAAATTGAGATTGATATTTATCCCTCCTATGGCATGGATGATCTGAGCTCCTGTATTGATTACTTACTTATGGAGGGGTTTTGGAAGCTGAAGAAAACTAAAATTGATGCTACTCACTTTAAACAATTATGTACCCGAGAAAAATTGATTGATCATATTGAAAAGAATGGCCTGGAGAATCAGCTCCGGAGCATAACTGGCAAGTGCTGGAAAAAGATGGAGGACTCTCTCCACTTAAAGCGAAAAAGGAAATATGATGTGGGTTCTGATTGATCTCAGCTATATGGCGAATCGGGCTATGTACTCAGTCAAAGATTATCATTCGGATGATTTTGCAGTGGGGTTCCTTATGGACTTCTTTGAGCAGTTAAAAGACTTGTGCCGGCATCCCCGAATCCAGTCCAGTAAAATGGTTATGTTCTTTGATTCACGGAAAAGCTACAGAAAAAAACTATTCCCAGGGTATAAAGAAAAAAGAAAAATATCTCGGACAGATGAGGAGCAGGAACTCCGGACCCTTATGCACTGCCAGGAGAAGATCCTCAAGGAACACATCATTCCAGATATGGGAATCCAGACCATCAGACAGACCGGCCTGGAGGCGGATGATACCATGGCCATGGCGGTCCTGAAAATGCAAGGGCCTGAGAAGCAAGCGGTTATTATTACATCCGATAGGGATCTATTACAATGTGTCAAGCCCCATATCCATTGGTTCGATCCAGGGCGGGATGTGTATATGACAGCCACTGGGTTTATTGCAAAATATGGTATCCAGGCAGACAGATTTGGAGAAGTAAAAGCTATTGGGGGCTGTGTTTCTGACAGTGTTCCTGGAGTACCAAGAGTGGGGGAACCCACTGCCATCAAATATTTAAACCATAATCTCCCAAAGCACCACAAAACATACCAAACAATTATCAGTAACCCAGGACAGGAGACGATTGCCAGAAACAGAAAATTGGTATTACTGCCTCATGAACTAACCAAACCTGTAGAGCTTAAAGCTCCGGAATTTAACCCAGAGGCATTTTTTGAACACTGTAAAAATTATGGAATGACCCCATATCTGAAAGAGAAAAAACAACAGGAATGGATTAAATTTTTTAGCAATATAGAAAGACCCGAACCCAAGATCAGAAAAAGAAAAAGTATTTAATTAGCCCATTGTGGGCATTTTGATGGAAAAACCTCCACGAAAGGAAATATTATGATCAGTACCAAAACCAGTTCCAAAAATCGTATTAAGAAAGAAACTCATGTACAGGTACAAGGCCCGACATTGAGTAGTATGAAAATCTCTATCATTGGAGATTCCCCTTTGATTATCCAGGCATTTGGTATTAAAAAACGCCGAGAAATGCTGGCGAAGCAAATGGGCCTAACAATCCAAAAAACTCCAAAAGATCCAGACTTGGATTATGAACAAGCCACCTATTATATAGATGAGGATGGTTTTGAAATTCCTTGGACAGAGGAAAGAAAAGACATCAAAAATCCCGTATTTGGATTCCCTACCGCTGGCCCAAAACACTGTGCTGTCAGAGGAGCCAGCCGTATTAAAGGAGTGACCATGACAGCAATGAAAGGAGCTTTTGATCCTGATGGCACTTTTATAAAAATAAATGGAAAGCGATTTATACGGGAGGACATGGTGGTTCTTGCCAGTGGTGTGGCAGATATTCGATTTCGACCATGTTGGAACAAATGGTGGTCTGAATTCTCTATCACTTATGATGCAGATGTCGTTACCCCTGATCTTATCATAAACATGTTTAATAATGGTGGTTTCTGTTGCGGTCTTGGAGAATGGAGACCCAGTAGCCCAAAAAAATCAGGCCCCTATGGAAAGTTTCATGTTGCCACAGATGAAGAAATTTCAGAATTAAAAAAGATGATATAACTCCGGTTTGATAAAGCCCATTGCGTTGTGTTGAGTTGGGTTTGGTTGTGTTACGTCGAGTTGAGTTAAGTTGAGTCAGTATAAGTTGCGTTAAGTTAAGTTGCGTTACGTTAGGTCAAGTCCCGTTAAGTTGGGTTGCGTTAAGTCAGTATATGTTCTGTCGAGTTGGGTTAAGTTTGGTTCGGTTACGTTCTGTTTCGTTGAGTCAGTATGCGTTTAGTTAAGTTGGGTTGCGTCACGTTCTGTTCCGTTAAGTTGCGTTAAGTCAGTATAAGTTATGTTGGGTTTCGTTTGGTTGGGGCGTGTTAAGTCACGTTACGTTATGTTGCGTTTATTTTATAAAAATTAAGTTATCACTTTGGAGAATACAATGAAAAAAGAATACACAATAAAAAAAGGATCTATCGTAAAAATAGACCCCACAATAGCAGGACATGAATTAGAGAGAATCGAAAATCAATATGGAAAAATAACTCCTGAGATTGTACTACAGGAATCCAAAAACAAAAAAAGCCCTTTCTATTCTCATTTTGAATGGGACAATGAAAAAGCTGGCAACAGGTGGCGGATAAGCCAAGCCGGTTATCTCATCCGATCTATTACTGTTTCCATTTCGGCTGCAGAAAGTCAAGACCCACAAAGGGCCTTTGTTTGTGTCTCTAAAACACATCTTCCTGGTAGTGATCATGATACTGGATCTTATGTGTCTTTAGAATCTGCAATGTCTGATAAAGACACCAGAGATCTTTTATTACAAAAGGCACTACAGGAAATTAAATTTTGGAAAATACGGTATGCAAATTTGAAAGAACTATCAAAAATATTCTGTGCTATTGATAGTCATTTTGCCAAATGAAAACTTACAATGTCCAACTCAAATTAGAACCGGATGGGGGTGGAGGATTCCAAGTGCGGATCATTGGCCCGGGGGACCGCGAATGGTTTATGTTCCATATTGCTAAAGGGGACTTATTCCATAATATGAGAGCACTGGTCCTCCACTCCCCCTTTAAAAAACGGGTTGAAAAATTACTTAATAAGGAGAAATAATGTTCTGGGGAAAACAGAAAACCAAAAAAGTCATGAAAGTATATCAAGGGAGTTTGGTGGGAACCCAAAAAGCCTTTATGCGTGATTCCGAAAAAAGAGCCTTGAATGGGTATTATCCTATTTCCGAAAAATGGGAACCGGGAAGCTATTCATTTGGGGACTGGGTGGCAGCCCTGCTTCTTTGTTTTGTGATTATTGGGATGTTGGTACTGGCTGGAATGATGATTATGCCTGCCAGAGGTAAATTAGTTGTGATTTACGAACACCAAGAGAAAAACTAATGGCTAAATGCAAAGGCAAAGGCTCCAGCTTTGAGAGAGAAATCTGTAAGATGCTCAGTAAGTGGTGGTCTGGGAATGAATCCAGTTCCATCTTTTGGCGGACCTCAAACAGCGGAGGCAGGGCCACAATCCGATCCAGGAAAAAACAAGCCACCTTTGGCCAGTATGGGGATGTCCAAGCCACAGACCCCATAGGACAGCCCCTGATTGATCTCTGTACGATCGAATTAAAAAGGGGGTACAAAGGAGCCTCCATAGGAGATCTGATTGATACAGGCCCTAAAGCGGCTGTACCGATCTGGGAGAAATTCGTAATCCAGGCCAGGGAAGATCATATCAAAGCCAAATCTTTTGCATGGTTATTGATTACCCGCAGAGACCGGCGGCAAATCATGTGCTACTTTCCCACAAAACTCTTTAAATGTCTGGTTTATGTGGGCTGTGATGAGATCCGAGATGTTCGCCCTTTAACAAGGGTCCATACCCTTATCGACAATTCTCAGGAAATTATTTACGGAATTCCATTTTCCGAGTTTTTAAGAACAGTTTCCGCCGATAATATAATCGAAGGGGGAAATTATGCCAAAGAAACCAGAATGGACTGAAAAAACCTATATATGCGAAGCCTGCCATAACATAGCAGTGAAATATCAACCGGGTATATTTTCCTGGATATGCTTTGAGTGTGGGGAATTTGACCGATCAAGAAATAAAAGAGCCTCTATAATGAATAGACCTGTACTGGAATTTGCTTATATCACTGAAAATCAAGCTAAATTAGCAGCGAATGAATCTTTAAACCTACTCCCTGATGGATGGCAAAGCCAGATTTTTAAATGGGATCCTGAACAAGATCTTTGGGCATTTCGTCTGGTCAATCAACTAATCAGCCTCCGAGTAACAAGCAATAAAAAATGGAGGGCTATGTGTGGAGTATTGGTGGAAGGAGTAATCTGTGGTGGTCCCTGGACTACCAAAACAGAACATGACCACCCAGGAAAAGCTGCAGTACATGAGGCTGAAGCCATGGGGGATTTTGTCCAGGATCATTTTGACAGGTTCCAAATTGTAGGGGATTCCTGTACTGGATTGGATGAATTTATAACACCGGAGAAAACGATATGATTGAACCAAATACCGCAGTCAGGCAGATGATTCAAAAAAAGAAGAGGCTGGATTATGCAGCAGCAGAACATGCTAGAACAATGGCGGAACTGCTAATGGACAACCTGAAAGAATGCCTACCCCCCCCAATTCTCTCAGGAGCCTATCCTCAGTCACTTCCGCCCAATTCTCAACAATCAGACAGGGCATGTCCCCCAGGAGCTCTACGGCCTGAGACTCCGAAAGGAAGGCCGGC